TCGTTCGCCCTGCCCAGTCTCCGGACCCCCGCGAGAAGGCAGTCCGTCCCTTCTCCTTTAACTGGGACGGCGCTACGGACGCGGAAGCGCTTTCCGACGCCTACCGTGCACTGCAAAACACACTGTTGGTCGTACCTGACAGCCGATTCAAACGGGGTATGGACGATTGGCTGTCGCAGCGTTTAGGCGTGACCGACGGGGAAGCCCTCTCGGTTCCCGACCCGGCGCAGCCTATGGCCTTGCAGGCGGTCATCCCAGAAAATGAACTGCTCGCTCTCTTACCCTGCGGAAATGACTATTCGGACGAACCAGACGGCGGCAGCGTCACGGTGCTGGAACAGGTCAAACGCATGGGGGTCTTTGCAAAACGGTATCGAGTGGTACGCCATAGCCCGTACCTTTTCGGCATGGCCGGTTATTCGCCTACCCAAGTTGACCAAAGCGTTGATGACCTCATTTCGATTGATGCCACTCGTACCGTAGGCGGTGCCGCATGAACAACTTCGTAGCCGCCTGGCCCTCGAAAGCCAGCCAAGACACGCTCAACCTGCTGGGCGTGACCAAGCAAGTGCACCTGACAACCTTCTTTGATCGCTCGGGCCGCCTGGAGCAAGTGGCGCCGTACGCATGGGCTGGCCCCCAGACCGCAACAATTGCCCGCGTGGTTGAGTGGCGCCCGGGCCTGGTCGTTGCTGAAATGGCAGACTGCGCCTGGTCCCAAGAGGCTAACGACCATTACACAAGGCAAGTCCTGCACGCCGACCTGCCACACAAGGCGCACGTCACGCTAGCGAAGCGCGTTGCCCCGGGCACGGCCGCGACGCTGCAGCACCTGGTCGGCGTGGTGCTGACGTTTGATCGTCACGGGTTTGAGGAGGTGGCGCCGTGCGGCGCGTGCCTCGGCTCGGGATGGGTGCCTCGTGACCCCGATATCGGAACCGAACAAGAATGCCCTTCCTGCGGCGGTGCGTCATGAACCTTGTAACCTGGGCAGCGAAATGGGGAGTGCCGGCCGCCGCGCTGGCGGACCTGCAGCAAAGCATCGGCTTGAACGGGACGCCGGGCGACGAGCCGTACCGCGGCAAGAAGTCCGAAGCGTTCGCGCAGTCGCAGGTGGTGCTGGAGGGCGCCGAGAAAGGCGTGCGCCTGTTCCGCAACAACGTCGGCGCGCTGCGTGACGAGGGCGGCCGCATGGTGCGCTACGGCCTGGCCAACAGCTCGAAGGCCGAGAACGAGGTGCTCAAATCCGCCGACCTGATCGGCTGGCGCATGGTGCGCATCGAGCAGCGCCACGTCGGCGGCCACATTGCTCAGTTTGTCAGCCGCGAGATCAAGGAGCCGGGCTGGCAGTACGTGGGCGACGAGCACGAGCAGGCGCAATTGGCCTGGGCCGAGCTGGTGGCGGCCGATGGCGGCGATGCGGCTTTCGCAACCGGCCCCGGCACTCTCTAATAATTCATCTAATGAAAGCAAATAATGTTTAAACACGCGCAAATCTACCGCCTCCCTCGCCCTTGGGCCATTGAACCGGACGAGTTCCAAGAAGCGCTCAAGCCGCAGGCTTTCACCCCGTGCACGAGCATGGAGCTGCAGCGCAGCGGCTGGGCGCCGATTGGCGATCAAGGCATCATCTACCGAGTCGGCCGCCAGCTGTTCCTGCAACTGCGCACCGAGAAGAAGCTGCTCCCGGCCAGCGTGATCAAGGAAGCGGCCGCCGCGCGCTGCCTGGAGCTGGAAGAGGCGCAGGGCTTCGCGCCGGGCCGCAAGCAGCGCCTGGAGGTGCGCGAGCGGGTGGCCGACGAGCTGCTGCCCCGGGCGTTCTCCGTGCACTCACGCACTGGCGTCTGGATCGACCCGGTAAATGGTTGGATGGTGGTAGACGCGGCCAGCCCGGCGCGCGCTGACGATGTGGTGAAACTGCTCCTCAAGGTCGTCGACAAGATGCCCTTGGAGTCGTTCCGGGTGCAGCGCTCGCCGGTCGCGGTTATGACGGGCTGGCTGCAGCTTGACGAGGCGCCGATCGGCTTCACCGTCGACATGGACGCCACGTTACGCGCCACCGGCGAGAGCAAGGCCGTGGTGCAGTACAAGCGCCACACGCTGGATGCGCAAGACCTCGGCCGCCACATCGCCGCCGGCAAGCAGTGCGTGCGCCTGGCGCTGACCTGGGAGGATAAAATCTCCTTCGTGCTGTCGGAAGACCTGGCGCTCTCTGGCATCAAACTGCTGGACGTCATCGAGGACAAGACGGGGGATGGCCTGGACGGCGAACTGACGCTCATGGCGGGCGAATTGAACGGCCTGTTCATGGCGCTGACGGACGCACTGGGCGGCGAGGCTACGGCGTGAGGTTCGGCTCCGTCTGTAGCGGCATCGAGGCGGCCAGCGTGGCTTGGGGGCCGTTGGGCTTCGAAGCTGCGTGGTTCGCCGAGATCGAGGCCTTCCCCTGCTCCGTGCTGGCGCACCACTACCCAACCGTGCCGAACATGGGCGACATGACCCAGCTCGCGCCGCTGGTGCGCGCGGGGCTGCTCGAAGCGCCCGACATCCTGGTCGGCGGCACGCCTTGCCAAGCTTTCTCTATTGCTGGCGCCCGCGCCGGCCTGCTGGACCCTCGCGGCCAACTCACCCTTTCCTTTGCGGACCTTGCCAATGCTATCGATGAACAACGACCCGACGACGAATGCATCATCGTCTGGGAGAACGTCCCCGGAGTCCTCTCCGACAAATCTAATGCTTTCGGTTGTTTCCTCGGGATTCTTGCCGGCGAAGACGAGCAGCTTGTCGCGCCAGGGGGCAAATGGCCGAACGCTGGTTGTGTTGTTGGCCCCCAAAGAACAATTGCGTGGCGGGTGCTTGATGCCCAATATTTCGGAGTGGCCCAACGACGCCGCCGTGTGTTCGTTGTCGCAAGTGCTCGAAAAGGGTTCGATCCCACAGAAATACTTTTTGAGTTCGACGGCGTGCGCCGGGATTTTGCGCCGAGCCGTCAAGCGGGGCAAGACGTTGCCGGAACAATTAGCTCGCGCACTACAGGCGGTGGTGGTCTTGGAACAGACTTTGAGCTTGGAGGCGGCCTCCAAGCTGTTGCCTACGGTGGAAACAACCAATCCGGCCCCATTGACGTAGCAACCGCGCGCAACGCCTGCGCCAGCGGTACCGGCCGTCTCGACTTCGAGACGGAAACGTTTCTTGTGCAGGCTGTGACCCCGACAATGGTTTCTAACGGTGACGCGCATTCTGGATTCCGGGACGAGCCCGTGTTCGTCCCGGTCACGTACCGCGATGCTATGGGCCTGGAGCATTGGATAGACGACCCCGTTTGCGTCACCGCGCCGGTGACGCACTGCCTCAAGGCCGAAGGCTTCGATGCCAGCGAGGACGGCACGGGGCGCGGCCAGCCGATTGTGGCTAATGTTCGCTATGCCTACTACAGCGAAGACTACGCGCACGACAGATTGACCGACGTTTCGGGAGTCAACCCAGCACTCACCACGTCGACCGGGTCGGGCAATCTCAACGTCTATACCGGCATGGCAGTCCGCCGCCTCACCCCACGCGAATGCGAACGCCTGCAGGCTTTCCCCGACGATTACACGCTCGTGCTGCACCGAGGCAAGCCGGCAGCGGACGGGCCGCGGTACAAGGCGCTGGGCAACAGCATGTGCACGAGCAATATGCGCTGGATCGGTAAAAGGCTATTGACGAGTTCGTCAATTACCGCATAGACTCACGGAAACACCTTTGAGATTGACCAATATGACCGCTAAATTAAAACCGAACGACCGCCGCGCGCTGATCCTGGACGCTGCTCTTGCCCTGGCGGCCCAGCATGGCTATCAGCGCGTAACCCGCGAGGCCGTCGGCGTGGCCGCCGGGATCGCGCCGGCGCTCATCTCCTACTTGTTCGGCACCATGCCCGACTTCCGCCGCGATATCATGCGCGCCGCCGTGCGTGGCCGCAACCTGGCGGTGGTGGCGCAGGGCCTGGCCGCACAAGACCCGCACGCCCGCAAGGCGCCGCAAGACCTCATCGACCAAGCTCTCGCCGCCCTCAAATGAACCAACTCCCCGACGCGCTGGCCGCGCTGGCGGCTTACAGGCAGTTTGTCGTCTGCCAATTCGTCCCCGACCTTGAACGGCCGGGCAAGACCCACAAGTACCCGCTCAACATCTACACGGGCCAGCGCCATGACGCCCACGAGTCGTCCATCTGGGTAGACGCGGATACCGCCGTCCGCACGGCGGCCGCCTGGGGCGCCGGGTATGGCGTCGGCTTCACCTTCACCGAGCAAGACCCTTTCTTTTTCATCGATATAGACGAATGCGTGGACGCCAGTGGCGCGTGGACGCCGATCGTTGCCGAGCTGTGCGCCGAGCTCAACGGTGCCGCCGTCGAAACTAGCCAGTCCGGGCGCGGCCTGCACATCATCGGCACCGGCAGCGTGACCGACGAACGCCGCTGCAAGGACAAAACAAACCAGTTGTTTGACCTGTACACAAAGAAGCGTTTCGTTGCCCTTGGCTGCAGCATCGGCATGCCGATCGTCGGCAACGCCGCCACCGAGCACAGCGCGGGCCTGGGCCGCCTAGTCGAACGCCACCTGCAGCGCAACGGCAGCGCCGAAGGCAAGGAGTACGGCTGGACCGTGGGGCGCCAAGAGGGGCGCGGCCCGGATGACGATACCGACCTGCTGCGCCGCGCCATGGCCAGCACCAGCGCAGCCGCCGCGTTCGGCAGCAAAGCATCGTTCAAGGACTTGTTCGACTGCAATGTTGAGGTGCTGGCCAAGGTCTACCCGCCCGACGGTAATAGCCACGATGCCTACGGCGCCAGCGAGGCCGACCGCGCGCTCGCGCAACATCTCATGTTCTGGACCGGCAAGGACTGCGAGCGCACCGAGCGCATCATGCGTATGTCCGCCCTGGTGCGCGCCAAGTGGGACGACCGCGAGGACTACCTCACGCGCACCATCATGTCCGCCATCCGCGTGCAGGGCGATGTGATCAGCGACAAGGAACCCGAGCCGCTCGTCATTGACGCCCTGCTGCCGCCTACCGACATGAACCAGCCAGGCGAGCGCGCCAAGGCCATCATGATCGAGGGCTCGACCTACAGCAACGTCTCCGACCAGCTGATCCAGTTTGCCGGCTGCACCTACGTGTTTGACGAGAACCGCATCCTCACACAAGGCGGCTTGTTGCTCAAGTCGGAGCAATTCCGCGTGCTCTTCGGTGGCTACTCGTTCGTGATGAGCGCCGAGAACGACCGCACCAGCCGCGACGCATACGAGGCATTCACGCAGTCGCAGGCTATCAAGCACCCCCGCGCCGATAGTACTTGCTTCAAGCCCGACCGCGCGCCGGGCGAGATCATCCGCGACGCCGGCCGCTCGCGCGTCAATACCTGGTGGCCGGTCGACGTGCCGCGCCAGGTCGGCGACGTGACGCCCTTTCTGACGCACATGGCCAAGCTGCTGCCCGACGAGCGCGACCGCATGATCCTGCTGTCCTACATGGCCGCATGCGTGCAGCACAAGGGTTACAAATTCCAATGGGCCCCGCTCCTGCAGGGCGTCGAGGGCAATGGCAAGACGCTACTCACTCGCTGCGTGGCCGAAGCCATTGGCAAACGGTACGTGCACTGGCCCAAGGCATCGAAGCTGGCCAAGGAGTTCAACGCCTGGATGCGCAACAAGCTGTTCTACGGCGTTGAGGATATTTATGTAGGTGGCAACCGCC